ATTTCTCAAACGTTGAAATAAGCGGTGCTAAAGATTTAAAAACTGAACTTGTTCATGCTCATGCAGTCATTGGGCATAACAGCAGTCCAACAGTGGCGAGTGTAATTGAAGGGATTCCTACACTCGTTACTGACCCTGAACGTGCCCAGGCAAAAGATGTTTCATTGAAAACATTTGAAGATTTAGATAATCCACAAGGCTACGATAGAGAACTTTGGATTAGAAAAATTGCACAAACACATTGGACACTAGATGAGGTTAAACAAGGTCTGGCTTGGAAACATATGAGGAAATATGTAAAATGATAACAGCAGTTACAACATTTCACAAAGAAGGTTTAGATTTGTATGGACAAAGATTTCTTAATAGTTTTGCAAACAATGTAGACAAACAAGTTAAACTTGTGGTGTATGCAGAAGACTGTGAACCTATCAATCCTGATCCAACACAGATTACAATAGTGCCACAAACACAACTAACAAAATTGATGGCTTTTAAAAATAAATGGAAAGATGTTCCTAAAGCAAATGGTAAATGTCCTTTCCCTGAAAAAAGACCAAGAGATCATCACAAAGAATTTAAATGGGACGCAATAAGATTTGCTAACAAAGTTTATGCAGTGTTTGAAACATATGCATCTGCTGAATCAAAGTGGATAGTATGGATTGACGCAGACACATTTGTACACAGTCCTATATCCTACAAACAATTTGAAGATTTACTACCAGATGATAAATGGATTACATTTGTAGGCAGAGGACGTGGCACACAAACTTGGCCCGAGTGTGGTTTTTATGGTTTGAATAGAACTAATAACACTTGCAAAAAATTTATGCATCAGTTTGAACATATGTACGAAGACGCTGATAAAGGTATCTTTACTCTAGATGAATGGCATGATAGTTTTGTGTTTGGATATATTTTAAAAGCACTTGCAAAATTAGACACATCGTATCATGATTATTCAAAAAATATCTACAACAAAACTGCAAAGACAGGTGGCGGTGGACATCCTTTAATAAATTCAGAACTAGGAAAATACTTTGATCATATGAAAGGATCAAGGAAAACCCAACGTAAAAGTGCTAGAAAAGATTTAATGCAACAACGAACAGAAAAATATTGGAATGAAATTTAGTTTGTTTACAAAAAATAGTGCATTAGTAAGTCCGCCTGTATGGGAGGCAGTTAGAAAAGGACTCACAGTATTAGGACACACAGTTGACGAAAACAATCTACACTGTGATGTGCCTGTGATATGGTCATTGCTATGGCATGGTAGAATGGCTCGCAACAAAGACATTTGGGAACATTTCAGAAAACAAAATAAAAATGTTTTAGTAATTGAAGTTGGTGGTATAAAAAGAAACAACACATGGAAAGTTGGATTGAATGGTATTAATAGACAAGCAGATTTTGGAACAAAAGACAATGATGATTCACGTGCAAAACTATTGGAAATAAATTACAAACCTTGGAGACAAGACGGTGAACACATTTTAATTTGCTTACAACACGACAAAAGTGAACAATGGAAAAATCAACCTGCATTGGATCAATATGTTAGAAACACAGTTTTAGAAATAAGAAAATACACTGATAGAAAAATAATAGTTAGACCGCACCCTAGATGTCCTTTATTAAATTTACCTGTGCTGGATAATGTTGGTTATGAAGTACCCAAACAAATTGCCAACACATATGATGATTTCGATTTAAATTTTACAAACGCATGGGCAGTGGTAAGTTACAGTAGCAATCCAGGAATTCATGCAGTATTGAATGGCATACCTGCATTTGTAGGAGAACAAAGTCTTGCTTATGATGTTGCAAACAAAGATTTCAGCACAATTAATGAACCTTTGATGCCAGAAAGACAGCAATGGTTAAACGATTATGCAAATACAGAGTGGACTGTTGACGAAATTGCCCAAGGATTACCTTTTTCTAGATTGACTTTTTAACCAAAATCCGTTATACTATTGATATGCAAACATATCCAATAGAGCAGTGTTTAGAGATAATGGCTGGACTCCAGAGTGGTCCGGTATCAAAGCCGTTTGTAATTTTAGAAAGAGATAAGAAAATTTTAGTAGATATTGCAAAGAAAGTATTCAAAGGCAGTGCGTTGACCGACAAACAATATGAAGTTGTCAAACGTATTTTGGTCAACAGATATGCTTCACAATTTAAATTAAGAGATATAGATATACAAAACAGTGCAAACATTTTGCGTAAACCAATACGACATTTAGACAGGACAAAATACATCAGAATAGAAGACGGTGGTGATTACCAAGACGGCATTTGGGGTGGGTTCACGCCATTAAAAATTATTGTAATAAGATTTCCATTCAACTTGATGTTAAGCAAATTAGTAAGCGATATTAAAAAATTATTTCCACACAAAGTTGGTAGATTCTATTCGCAGAGAATAAAAGACAAATATCTATTACCTTTTGATGAAAGAATTATACACAAACTTGTAGGTAGATTTAAAGGAAGAATAAAAGACATCGATCCTATTTTATTGCAAATTTATGATGAAGTCGAACATATTTTAAATAACCCTGCTGACTATGTACCAGGAATATATAATTACGAAATTAAACATTCTAGCAAAGCAGTAACCAAACATCATTTAGATAAGTTTGGAAAGCCTAATCCAGATAATTTATTTTTATTTTATGATAGAAAAATAAAGTTAGGACTCAAACACTTTGATACATTTGAAGTTGAAAAAAGTAAATCTAGTTTATCCGTGCTGACTAAAAAAATTTTAGATAGAAAATATCCTATGATTAATATTGATCTGAAAAAATGGCAACTAAATCATCTGACAGAGTGCATCGATCAATTACAAAGGTATCCTTTATTAGTGATAGTCAGTATGCAAGACAAAAGAGCACTCGAGCAGTTGCAACAGTTTCATACACAATTTAAAAATTTAATAGATCCAAAAGACATATCAGTATTAGTAAGATTACCAAATAAAGGAACGGGGGCTGAATTTAATACCTACGTTAAAGATAATGGCATAAACAATTCACTTGCAAACACAACAAAAATAGTGTATATTAACAGTAAAAAGATACCTAAGCCTTTAGTACAATCTACTTGGCGTCCGGAATCAGTAATATGTTGCGATGGATCCAAAAACTACACAAAGGTGGATACTTTTTTGTATGAGTCTGATTTAGTTTTTAACATAAATGGACAAACCAGTATGTTTTTAAACTTTTATGACACTGCTGAAACAATATGAGATGTAAAATTATAATAAATGATGAAGTCAATGTAAAAATTGAAGGACTTCCTGTTGATGTAAGAAGAAAAATATCAAACAAAATGAAATGGCAAGTTCCATATGCTAGATATTTGCCTCAATATAAATTAGGTAGATGGGACGGTAAAGTTGGTTTCTTTGGTTTAGGTGGAAACGGTTATGTTAATCATTTAGATAAAATTTTACAAATAATACATGAAGAAGGTATTGAAGTAGATTCTATTGATGACAAAAGACAAAAAACAGATTTAAATTTTAGTTTAATAGACAAGGACTACTTTGCTGATAAAAAATGGCCCAAAGGACATCTATGTGAAGGTCAATCAATTGAATTAAGAGATTATCAAGTAGAAGTTGTCAACAATTTTTTACGTACACCGCAAAGTTTACAAGAGGTTGCCACTGGTGCTGGTAAAACAATTATCACTGCTTGTTTATCAAGTTTATGTGAAAGCATAGGAAGAACAGTTGTAATAGTTCCTAACAAGTCCCTTGTCACACAAACAGAAGAAGATTATAAAACTGTTGGACTAGACGTAGGTGTTTACTTTGGTGACAGAAAAGAGTTAAACAGAACACACACTATTTGTACGTGGCAAAGTCTTAATATTTTAGATAAAAGAGCAAAATCAGGAGACTCAGTACTTACACTGACAGATTTCTTAGATGGTGTCAAAGCAATTATTGTTGACGAAGTTCACCAAGCAAAAGCAGATGTTTTGAAAAAATTACTGACACATCATTTGAAAAATGCTCCTGTAAGATGGGGACTAACAGGCACAGTGCCTAAAGAACAATTTGAATTTCAAAGCATACTTGCAAGTATAGGGCCTGTTGTTAATCAGATTAGTGCAAAAGAATTACAGGATAAAGGAGTATTATCTAAATGTCATGTAAATGTTGTGCAAATGATCGATACTCCAGTGTATAAGAACTATCAAGAAGAATTAAAATATCTGACAACAAATCAAAAACGTTTAGAATACATAGCAAAACTTATTGAAAAAATTAAAGCCTCAGGCAACACACTTGTTTTGATTGATAGACTAACAGCAGGTACAGAACTGCAAAAATTAATCGACGACAGTGTGTTTATACAAGGTGAAACAAAATTAGAAGAAAGAAAAGAACAGTATGATGAAATCAGTAGTGCAGATAACAAAGTGATAATTGCAACTTATGGTGTAGCATCTGTAGGTATTAATATTCCAAGAATATTTAATTTGGTATTAATAGAGCCAGGCAAGTCTTTCGTAAGAGTAATACAGTCAATAGGACGTGGAATACGTAAAGCAAAAGACAAAGACTTTGTGCAAATTTGGGACATAACATCAACTTGCAAATTTGCAAAGAGACATTTGACACATAGAAAGAAATTTTACAAAGAGGCAAACTATCCTTTTACATTAGAAAAGGTAGATTGGAACTAATATGAAAATAGGTGTAGCACAAATTCCGGTAACAATGGATGCAAAAATAAATTATGAAACTATTATAAAAGCCTGCGATTGGGCAGTAGCAAATGGCGTGGACTATCTTATGACTCCTGAAGCATCTGTGAGCGGGTATGATGCTCCTAGTTTCACAGTAAACACTTGTCAAGACACAGAAGATGCAGTTAAAAAATTACAAGAATATAGTAGTAAAAATAATTTAGGATTAATCTTAGGCACATTGTGGTTGGATGAAAAAGATGTAAGACACAATTTTTTATTTGGCAAAAAGACAAATCAATTACGTTTTTACAATCAACAAGGCGAACACATTGGCACTATTTGTAAAAAGTATGTGGTTCATTTTGATTATCATTGTCAACCTGGAGAAGCAGGAGTAGTCGTGGAACTTACAAATAAAAATGAAAAATTTAAAGTTGGTGCAATGATTTGTAATGATCTTGTAGGCAACTACTGGGACGGCACTGAAAATCTAGTGAAAGCATATTTCGATAAAGGTGTACAAGCAATACTCCATGCCAGTAATGCTGACAAAGATTTACCACCTTACATACAACAAGCACATGATGATTGGCATCTCTCTTGTGTTAAAATGATGTCATATGCTTCGAACGTTCCATTAATTACAGTGGACAATCCATGGAGTACAGACGGCAGAGATAACGAAAGAGGAGCATCGATGCCATCGGGAGTATTTTTACCTTTTGAAACTTTATATCAGGCACCTAAACAAGGCACTCAGTATTTTTGGTATGATACCAATACAAACAAAATAGGATCTGGAGAACAAAAATGAGAATATTAACAGTGGACAATTTGTCCTACAATTTAGACAAGTTGCCTGAAACAGTGTCGGAAGATATGGCTTTTTCTGTTTTAGACAACAGCAATCCTAAAGAGCCAGACTTTTTCTTTATACCTTTAATCTATATTGAATCTTTCAGTGCACCAGCAATAGTGCTAGACATCGGAGGCAAAGAGATAACAATGCCATTGGATTGGAGCATAGCAGTTGGAGATAAAGAAGACAGCAACACCGTTGAAGTTGTGCCTTTAACCAGCATAGCAGATAGAGGATTTTCAGCATTTATTTTTAATCCATTGAGCAGTTTCAAAGCAGACTTTGAAGAAGTAAATGTAGTAAATTTTTATAATGAAGTAAAATGGTACTTTCCTAAAATGAAAAATAATCAATTGATTAGTACGCCTTTAACAAATGGAAAACAACCATCTTGTGCTTTCTTTGTTAAAGATATTTCAAGACAGTGTGAAAGTATTGAATACACGCAGTTGTTGTAATGCCAAAAAAGAAAAAAGAAGAACAAATGATTTTTACGTCTCCCGATGGTGGTGAAACCGTTTATGGAGAACCAATCGGTGGTAAAGGTCCAAAGGTATTAATTTCCAAAAGTAACAAAGCAACAATAGAAGAAGAATGTCAAAATAGACAGTTCTTTGTTACTGAACGTGCTGTTGCAATGTGTTTGGAACATAAAGGCTTGCAAAAAGCATGGGAAAAGTATACAATGTTATTAGAATTATATGGCTACGAAGATTAATAAATTACCTTTAAAAGATATACTTGCGGCAATTGATATGAACGCAAAAAATGTTTGGGAAGACTTATCTGACGATGAAAAGAAGCAAGTTAGTTTCTATTTGTTGAATAGATATGCAAGTGCAATTAAAGGCAGTACACAAGACAAACAACTACAAATTCTAAAGACAAATAGATATTACAACAAGCATTTTTTCACTTTGACAAAACATAAGAAATTACTTTGGTACTTGTTGTGTATGACTGCAAGTTCTAAGAAAAACATTAGATATCATGAATGGATAGGATACAAATTCAAAGAGTCAAGTGGCAGTGCAAAAACAACAAAATTTTTAGAAAAATTATATCCAACAATGAAGCCAGATGAAATAAAATTGTTGGTTGCTATAAATGATGCAAAAGAAATAAAACAATTAGCAAAGGACTTTGGAATGACTCCAGAGCAGATTAAAAAACAATTATGATAGAAAAATTGTACACTTGTCAATATTGTAATGCAAAATTTACAAAGGAAAAAACACTAGCAGTACATATGTGCGAACAAAAAAGAAGATTCTTGCAAAAAGATGAACGCAGAGTGCAATTAGGCTATCAAACTTTTGTAAGATTTTATGAACTGTGTCAAAAAGCATCTAAACCTAAAACGTATGAAGAATTTTGTAAGAGTCCGTATTACACAGCATTTGTTAAATTTGGAAGTTTTATTAGCAATGTTAAGCCGTTGTATCCTAGCAAATACATTGACTACGTTGTCACAAGCGGAGTAAAATTAGATCACTGGTGTAGAGAAGAATTGTATCAAAAGTATGCAATAGATTTGATATTACGTGAAAAGGTTGAAACAGCAATGGAGAGATCAATTAAAACTATGATGGACTGGGGAGATGAAAAAGAAGCACCTTGGAGTGATTACTTTCGTTATGCGAGTTTGAATAGAGCAGTAATGGACATCAAAGATGGCAAGATAAGTCCTTGGCTGATATTAAATTGTAAAAGCGGAAAAGAAATGATGAAAAGATTTAACAATGAACAACTACAAATTGTGTATCCTATAATGGATCCAAACCACTGGGCATTAAGATTTAAAAGACTCCCAGCAGATATTGAAATGGTAAAAGAAATAACAAAAGAGGCAAGACTATGATAAAAGAAAATAATGTTGTACCTTTGTTTGGTATACCTTTGTGTCAAACACAAATTAAACCATACGAAGAAAGTGAAAAATTTATAAAGGAAAAACTAGATTATGAACTACGTTCACACAAAGTATCGTACATTTCAAAAGACGATTATGTCTTAGACAAAGATAATTTACTGCCTTTGAAAACAGAGATTTTACAGCAAGTGAGTGAGTTTATGCACGGATATTTGGATGTACATGAAAAGCACAAATTTGTTTTAACAACAAGTTGGTGTAACAAATACGAACAAAATCAATACATACAGGAGCATTATCACAGCAATAGTTTAATTTCTGGTGTGTTGTTTTTGACAGATTGTAAAGACACTTCAAACATAGTATTTCACAAAGATAAAAATCACACAAATATTTTTACTGACACTGTTAGACTAGATCACAAAGAACAATTTGACTTCACAAACAAAAGAAGTTATTTGTATCATCAGTCTAGAATGGCTGTTTGTCCAAAGAAATGGGATCTAATGTTGTTTCCTAGTTTTTTAAATCACAGTGTTGAAATCAATGCAAGTCCAAATGATGTCAGATACACTTTGTCATTTAACACATGGGTACAGGGTGAAGTTGGTGGAGGTCATAGTAAGTTGAAGTTATGATAGATTTAACAATAGGCGCTGACCATAGAGGCATGGAATTAAAGGATCAAGTTTCCAAATGGATTTGTCCAATAGATGAATGCATGGGAGATATTGTTACATTTCATGATGTTGGAATCTATGAAAATAAAAGAACTGATTACAACGACATAGCCAAAAAAGCCTGCAGGTTCTTAGAAAAAGATGATAGGGTGATTTTGTTTTGTGGTAGCGGTTTTGGTATGGCAATTCAGGCAAACAGATTCAAAGGAGCAAGAGCAGTGGTATGTTTTGATGTATTTGATGTGGAACAGGCTAGACAACACAACGATATGAATGTATTATGTATTGGTGCAGACTACACAGATTTTGAAACAGCAAAATATATGATAGAAGCATTTTTTGAAACTAAATTTTTGAAAGGTAGACACACAAGAAGGGTAAAAAAATTAGATGCCTGATGTAGATATAGACTTCGCAGATAGAACAATTTTGTTAGACAAATTGAAACATAGGATAGCAAAATTAGATACAGATAAGAAACACAACACAGGTGTTTACTTTACAGAAGTTCCACATGATCCAGCAACAAATATGGCAACAATCGATTATGAAACTGCTGAAGATAGAAATTATTTTAAGATAGACTGTTTGAATGTAAGCATCTATAAAGACATAAAAGACGACAATCATTTGCAAGACCTAATGAAAAGACAACCAATGTGGGAGTTACTAGAAGCCAAAGACTTCAGTGACAAAGTGTTTCATTTAAATGGTCATTCAGAAATATTAAAAAAGTTAAAACCAAAAAGCATTGAACAACTAGCGGCAGTGTTGGCAATCATCAGACCTAGCAAAAGGTATTTGTTAAATGAAACTTGGAATAAAATTATGCAAGAAGTTTGGGTGAAACCATCTGATGACAAATATTTTTTTAAAAAGTCCCACGCAACGTCTTATGCTGTTGCCGTAGTTGTTCATATGAATTTGATTTGTGAGCAATTAAAAAATGAAAAGTAAAGCAAGAAGAAGTTTAGCAAAAACATTATCATGGCGTATCCTAGCAACAAGTGATACCTTTCTTATTTCATGGCTAATAACAGGAACAGTAAGCATGGCAGGTGCCATAGCAGGTATAGAAGTAATCACAAAAATGTTTTTGTATTACGGACACGAAAGAGTTTGGAATAAAATTAGATGGGGTAAAGACAAGACTGATCACCCAACATATGTTTTTCCTTATGAAGATTGGAAAGTTAAGAGAGTAAAAAATTACCTTGATAAAAAAGGTAATAAACGTCTATCAAAACTACTATTTGATTAATTATTTAGGCTTACGTACCAATTGAACGGACTTACGTTTACTGCGTTTCATCGCTAAATTGGCAAGACTAGTCACTGGACCTAGTTTGACTGATACATCTTTTGTATTCATTATCATTAACACATTTTTAAATTTTTCCATTTCCTGTCTCAAAAATATGCCAATTGGAATCATTCTATTTGATTCATGCCACCATGTGCCGCCTAACTCTAAAAATGCTTCTTTTAACTTCTTATTAATATCTGTGTAGATGTACATACTGGTGATTGAGTTGTCTTGATTGTTAATTACTCCCACATATTCCTGTCCTCCGTACTCAACCACGGATATAAATGGAAAGTTCTTTTCTATGTCGTCTAACAGCATTCTTAAACCAATAAATACATTAAAATTATTAAAGATTATGCAACTTGTGCCAAAATATTTATTAAATAACAGTGTAAGCCTGACAGCAAATCTGGCTGGCGAAGTAACGGAGTATAGAACTGTGTATCAAAGAAATATCAACGTATATCGTGGAATAGACACATCGATTCAATTTAATGTGCTGAATGCGGATCAAAAGCCTGTCAGCATACTGAACACTTACACACCTAAATTTAAATTGTATGATGAAAATAATAGATTAATAGTTGAAAGAGACGGCACAGTGCTTGAAACGTCTACACCAAGCAAAGTTGGACATTTCACAGTTACAATTAGCGAAAACGACTTGTTGAATATCCCATCACAGTACCTTTCATATTCAGTATTTTTACAAAAGACAAGCGATAATTCAAAAACTATTTTACACTCAGGCACAAACTTTGATGCCAAAGGAACTATTTTTGTTTCAAAAGATGAGTTTCCAGGACCGCTTGATTCCACATCGGTCACAACATTCACTCAGGATCAAGGAGCATCAGATATATTCTATTCCGAAAATATTCCTGCCCAACCAGCCATAAATGGTAATTCAGCACTTCATACTGTTGCATACTATTTGGATGGTGCAGAAGGTGACATTGTTATACAAGGCACATTAGAAAATAGTCCAACTGTATCTACATTTTGGGTAGACATAGATACTTTTACAGCAACAAGTTCAGACACACTCAAATATGTAAATTTCAATGGTGTGTACAGCAACTTAAGAATCAAACACACTAGCACAGTTCAAGTGGACAGTGTATATCAAAATAAAATTACCAAAGTTTTAGTTCGAAATTAATTGACTTTTTAACCAAAAGGTTATATTATTAATGCATGAATATTGTCTTTGATGCATTACAAATTTACTTGCCTGCAAAACGTAAACAAACACCAAGTGGTTGGTTGGCTTTTAATGCTCCATGTTGTGAGCATAATGGCACAACTCCCGACACAAGACAAAGAGGTGGATTAATTGCAAATGCAGAAGAAGGTGTAAGTTATCATTGTTTCAACTGCGGATTCAAAACAAGTTGGCGTATAGGTAGAAACATTTCTTATAAAATGAAAAAGTTTATGCGATGGCTAAATGTTCCAGATGATGTGATTACAAAATTGGCACTTCAGGCATTGCAAACAAAAACTGATACAGTTGGATACAAGTCAATTATAAGTTTACCTAAGTTTGAAACAAAAGAACTTCCGGCA